AAGTGAAAGGTTCAATTGGAGGCGTAAGTCCCGCAGGAACAACATTCTTAATTAAGGCGGCATCACTTCCTGCTTCTACTGTTGGTATTATAGAAGTACCATACAAAGGTAGAAAGATTAAAATCCCCGGAGATAGGACTTTTGCAGAATGGACTCTTACAGTCATTTCCGATGGTAAGTTTGAACTTAGAAATGCCTTTGAAAAGTGGATGTCTAAAATAAATACACATGAGGGTAATATAAGCACAGATGACCACCACAGACCTGGCAATGCCGTTGGTATTTATGAAGATTGGGAGATTTCACAACTTGGTCGTGACGGTAAATCACTTCATGCATATAGGATGGTAAATTGTTTCCCGACAGAACTATCTGCAATGGATGTTTCATACGAAACCACTGATACTATTCACGAATTTACTGTGACATTACAGTATACATATTGGACTGCTTCAGATGGTACTACCGATGGAAAACCACCAGTTAAAGCGGGATGATATATAGAAGTGTAAGGAATTAGTTGGAAAAATTATTATTATGAAAGGAAAGTGCAATGCCAATTGATATATTCGGATTTAGATTAGGGAAAAGAGGAAAAGCACCTGCGTCAATGCAGGGCACCTCTGAGAACAAGAATTTAAAATCTTTTGTTCCACCAGATACAGATGATGGTGCTGCCGTTATTGAGGCTGGTGGTTTTTACGGTTCTTATGTTGATTTCAATGGAACTATTAAAAGTGACATTGATTTAATCAACAAATACAGGGACATGTCACTGCATCCAGAAATTGAAATTGCAGTAGACGATATAGTAAACGATGCAATAGTATACGATGAACAGAAAAGTCCTGTTCAACTTATATTAGACGACCTTGATTATTCTGATACAATCAAAGATAAAATGCAAACAGAGTTTGAAGAAATCCTAAAACTTCTTAAATTTAAAGATAGAGGGTATGATATTTTCAGACGATGGTATATCGATTCTAGGATTTACTATCATATAATGATTGACGATAATGCTTCTAAAAAAGGTATTCAGGAACTTCGGTCAATAGACCCTACCAAAATTAGAAAAATTAAAAAGATAGAAAAGAAACCAGTAGGCACAGAAATGTCACGATTCGATATTGTAGATAGTGTAGAAGAATTTTATGTCTACAGTGAACGAGATAAAGACCCTACCACAACAGAGGGTATTAAAGTAGCACCAGATTCAATTTGCTATGTTCATTCAGGAATGTATGATGCAACTCGTAGACGGGTATTTGGATTTTTACAAAAGGCAATTAAACCACTCAACCAATTACGCATGATTGAGGATGCAGTGGTCATTTATAGAATTTCTAGAGCCCCAGAACGAAGAATCTTCTATATTGATGTCGGTAATCTTCCGAAGAATAAAGCAGAACAATATCTTCGTGATATTATGAATCGTTATAGAAATAAAATGGTATATGATGCCAGCACTGGAGAAATGCGTGATGACAAAAAGCATATGTCCATGATGGAAGATTATTGGCTACCACGAAAAGATGGTGGACGAGGAACAGAGATTTCTACACTTGACGGTGGACAAAATCTAGGCGAGATGGATGATGTAGAGTACTTTAAGAAGAAACTATACTTGTCCTTAAATGTTCCAAGCAGTCGTCTTGAGGCAGACAATGGATTTAATATGGGAAGGTCTTCCGAAATTACAAGAGATGAATTGAAATTCTTCAAGTTTATTGAACGACTTAGAAATAAATTCTCAGAGTTATTTCAGCAATTACTAAGAGTCCAACTTGTATTGAAGGGTATAATCACAGAGGAAGATTGGCAGACAATCAGTGAAAAAATCGCATATCGTTGGCTAAAAGATTCACACTTCACCGAATTAAAAGACGGTGAAGTAATGAGAGATAGATTAGATATGTTAAGTCAGATAGATGACTACATAGGTAAGTACTATTCTATAGAATGGGTACGGAAAAACATATTACAACAAAGTGAAGAAGATATTAAAACTATTGACAGTCAAATGCAAGGTGAAGATAAACAAGGCGCATACGGAGAAGGGGAAGAAGGAGATTAATAATGAGTAAAAATAAACCACTATTAAATAAGATGGTGTCATCGGTATTAAACAAAGATGGTTCTGGATTCAAGGACGCATTTAATTCCGCCGCCATGAATAAGATTCAAAATGCAGTAAGTGTTCGTACACAAGATATTGCACAGGATATTATATCCCATTCGACACCAGTCGAGGATGTGCAACAAGAAAGCACAGAGATATCAGAATCCCTTATAGATGCCTCTATTAACGGTAATGAATCCAATTTTGTTTGCAATAACGGTGATGTTGTTAAAATTACCCAGAAATCAGCAAATCGGCTTATAGAACTTCACGATTCGCTAAATAAAGATAATCAGACTACTTTAAGAAATTCGCTTTCCGCAAGTAAAAAAGGTTTTAGCAATATGGTAGATTTTGCCGTAAAGAAAATTAAAGGATAATTCAGATGAATGTTTCAAAAATTATAGATGCCGTAATTTCGGAGAACTTACTCGACGCCAAGAGTTGTTTAAACAGTCTACTGTATAGTAGAACCGAACAGGCATTAGAAGAAAAGACAATAGAACTCGTGGACGAAACATTCAACGAAGGTCGTGCCGATTGCAACGAAGCAGGAGAAGGTGATAAAGAAGCATATAAGAAATTCTACAAATCTGCATTAAAGAAATTCGGTGTAACAGAACCAGGTCAACTCGAAGGTGATAAGAAAAAAGAATTCTACAACTATATCGATAAGAATTGGAAATCTGATGCAGAAAAAGAAACTGGTAAAGAAGACCCAGTAGGAGAAGCCACTGACGTAGATATTGCAAAAGAGAAAGAAAAGATTGCAGTATCACAAGAACGAATCAAAGGTCTAAATGACAGACAAAAGCGTGAAAAACAAAGGGATTAATTAAAATGTTTCTAATAACAGAACATCTTGTCGATGTACACTACATCAAGGAAGATACCAAAGAAGGTAGTTCAAATTACTTTATCGAAGGTATTTTTATGCAATCCGAAAAGAAGAATCGTAACGGTAGAGTATATCCAAAGAAAACCTTAATGGATGAAGTGCAAAGGTATAACGAAACCTATGTAAAAAATAACAGAGCAATGGGAGAACTTGGACACCCAGAAGGACCAAGTGTAAACCTCGAAAGAGTTTCTCATATTATCAAAGAGTTGAAAATCGAAGGTGCAGATGTTATTGGTAAGGCAAAGATTCTCGACACACCATATGGTAAGATTGTAAAAAGTCTTATGGACGAAGGTGCAAAATTAGGAGTATCTTCAAGAGGTATGGGTTCGTTGAAACAACGAAATGGTATCAATGAAGTTCAAGGCGATTTTATGTTGGCGGCAGTCGATATTGTATCAGACCCATCTGCACCAGATGCCTTTGTAAATGGCATTATGGAAGGTAAGGAGTGGGTTTGGGACAATGGAGTTATTCGTGCAAAAGAAATAGAATCATATAAAGAATTAATCGAAAGTGCAACTAGGAAAGAGTTAGAAGAGAAGAAACTATTGGTATTCAATAGATTCATGTCAAAGTTGTAATTAATATAAATAAAACTACTATTATAGAGTAAAACTACTATTATAGAATACTTAAACAGGAAACAAGGAGTAATTTAAAATGGACTATAAAGACCCCATTGCGACAGCAAAAGAAATTCTTGAAGGTGAATACAAAAGAAGCCTTGAAGAAGATACAACATCAGACGAAATCTTAGAGGATTTGCTCGAAGCAAAGAAATCTAAAGAAGATGACGAAGAAGAAATCGAAGAATCTGAAGATGACACTGAAGACGAAGACGAAGACGATGATGATGTCAAAGAAGGTAAAGTACCTCCTGCATTCTTGAAAAAGGGTAAGGACAAAGGCGATGATGACGATTCAGACGATGATGATGACGATGATGATGTCAAAGAAGGTAAACTTCCCCCTTGGTTAGATAAGAAGAAGGGCAAAAAAGATGATGATGATGATGACGAAGAAGTCAAAGAATCAGAAGTCATTCTTGATGTCGATGACAATCAAGATGCCGAAGGAAAGAAAGCCACACCAACTGCTAAAGGTAAGAAAAAGGCAAAAGAACCAAAGATGTCCCCTTCCAAAGCAAGTTCTAAATTAGATAAACTAAAGAAAGAACACATGGAAATCCTTTTTAGTGGTGAAGAACTATCCGAAGAATTTCAAGAAAAAGCAACCACAATTTTTGAGGCGGCTATTTCAACTCGCATTAACGAAATTGAAGAAGAACTACGAGAAGACCACGACAAAGTTGTGACTGAAAATGTAGAAAGTATTCGTAAAGAACTAACCGAACGACTTGACGACTATCTTGGATATGTTGTCGAAGAATGGATGGAAACAAACGAACTTGCAATCGAACGAGGTATTCGTGGTGATATTGCGGAAAACTTCATTCACGGTCTTAAAGGACTATTTGAAAGTTGTTATGTTGATGTTCCAAACGAAAAGTATGACCTTATCGATGGAATGGCAACAAAGATTGAACAACTTGAAGGTCAAGTAAACGAAGAAATGGAAAATAACATTTCACTTCGTAAATCAATTCTGGAGCATCGTTGTGAAGAAGTTTTCAACGAAACAACAGAAGGTCTTGTGGACACAGAAGTTGAAAAACTTCGTTCATTAGCAGAAGGTGTAGAGTTTGAATCTGAAGAACAATACAAAGATAAACTAAACATCCTCAAGGAAAGTTATTTCGACAAATCAAATCCAGAAGCATCAAACTATGATGAAACAGGAATGATTGACGAAAATGCAATGTCGCAAAATGTTGATGGCGTAATGGGCAGGTATGTCAGGTCATTAAGTCAACAACTTAAAGATAAGTAATCAGCAGTAATCGTAAAAATCTATAACTATACATAATAGATGTAACAGAAAATTTAAATTTGATAAATCGTAAAAGGAGTATTTTCAAATGGACACAAACTTAGGACAAGCAGACCTACTTAAAGAAAAGTGGAATCCTGTATTAGAACACCCTGACATGGCTGGCATTCAGGACAATTATCGTAAAAGCGTAACTGCTATTCTTTTGGAAAATACAGAACAAGCCATTCGTAAAGAAAATGCTCTTGGCAATTCTACAATGCTCAACGAAGCACCTGCGAACATTGCACCTACTGGTGCTGATGCTGGCAATCTAAGATATGCAGACCCAGTGATGATTTCTATGATTCGCCGGACAATGCCAAACCTGATGGCGTTTGACATTCTTGGTGTGCAACCAA